CTCTTATAACATTGTCGAACTAAATATGCAGCCTGTTCTACGTTTTTTGCAGTAACAATGAACCTTTTATCTTTATCATTAATACTTGGGGCTTCAGCCACCGCACATAATACTGCTAGTTTTTGTATGTGTTTTAGTATTCTGTTAATGAAGGTTTCAACCGCAGTAAAAACCTCTGGTCTGCTATGTTCAATATACTGTTCCATTAGAATACATTCTCTTAACAGAGCGTCTTTTGCTCTTGGTGATATTCTAATCACTTTCATAGGGTCTTGACCCACATCATCATATCGTTCTTTAACTGCATCGTATATTTTGGCTAGAGCAGTAGCATACTTTAATTTGGGTGCTTCTCTTTCTGTTATAGTACCAAAATCACTAATTAGTTGCCTTCTCATATTCTTCTGTATATCTTGAGGAACTTCCCAGATAAATGTCAAAAGTCTTTGCAGTACACCTTTTTCAGTAATAACTGAAGTAAGTGTCTTTGGTATATATGATGTAGCATAAATAGACCTCTTACATTTACATTCAATAGGCTCATCACCCTTTTTTAACTTCTTAGATATAATCCAAGTTTCTCCATGAAGTGTATTCATAAACGTGTTAAGATATACAATCGCATTTTCTTTGTGTTGAGATTGCTTGAATATACCAGAATACTCAAACTCATCCCATACCGCTAAACCTTCTCCATCTAACTGTCCTGGTACTTGTACCACAACATCAACAGTTCTTGTTCTACCATCTTCATCTTCTACTTCTTCCTTCTGTTCTTCAAAAGAACCAATCAATGCCGCATCGGTATAATCGGTTATGTCGAACAGGTCAAACTCAGTTCCGTGTTTTTCATTAACCAATCTAAACGCTTCTTTTACAATAGGCAGATACCAATTGGTTAAGGTTGATTTACCTGTACCCGATGTTTGTAGCCATAGAAACTGCAATCTAGTATCGTCAATATTTGCTCCGCTAGGTATTGCTATCATGTCTTTAACTAATTGTCCAACCATGCAAAAGAACGATAGCGTTGCAGGTGTGTAATTATAATTCGATGCTTTAACTGCATCTGCGGTATAACTGACCGCAACAGCAGGTAATGTTACTTTAGTAACTTCTTCCTGCATACCATTATCTATAAAATTATAGTATAGTTCGTCTTCATCCATTATTCTTCTCATATTCATATTATCACTTTATCCTCACTATTTAGTACATCTAAGATGCGTTCTGCTGTTTTTATTCCTATTCCTTCTATTTTTGTTATTTCTTCTATTTCTGCTTCGCCTATTTCCATTAGTGAACCAAACTCATCAATTAATTGTTGAGCCTTCATCTCACTTATTCCTTTAATTGTTGCCAACAAGTTTAATCTCAAATCATCTGTTGTTATTCTTTTTAGCAAACTTGGTTTAATTACTGTTCTATTAATTGGTCTCATCTTACAAATAGTAGTCATTATTCTTGCTGCTTTACGTGGCCCTTCTACCCAGAATACCTTTACATCAGTATCTAAACTAATTTTACCAATAGCCCCATAGAACTTATTAGCAATTAATTGTTCAGTCATATTAATATTAACATACTTTGGGTAATTCATTGCTTCGTGTAATGAACCATGTATAATTAAGAAACAATGTTCGTAATGCCTATCCATATTATCTAGTTGATTCCATAATCTTTTATTAATTACAGACTGTAAAAAATCAACAGTTGATTTAGCCTCAAAACAAACATCTTGAAAAACATAATCTCCTATTTCTAACCATTGTTTTTCTGTCATTAGATTAAGTTTAATCGCTTCATCTCTTACAGCACTATACAATACTGAGTTTTCTCTACTATCAATTATCAATTTCATCTGGATACCTCCAACATTTACCTATGCAATAACCTTGAGGAACAAGTATAGATTTACAACTAGGTGCATGATATCCTTTTGATACCATCCATCTAACATTTTTGAGAGTTACGTTTTCATCCCAATCTAACCAAACACCATCATGTGCCACAATTGATTTAATCTCATTCATTATGATTTGAATAATAGTCTCTTGTTTATCAGGAGTTACTTCCCTTTCACCTATTGCTAATATATCTCTATACCATTGTACAAGATATACTCTAGCGTAATGTCCTGGATTTTCTACCATGATTGAGTTATACAAACACGGTAATATAGGTAATTCACCAGGAGGTTTAGGTGCTACTACTTCTACATCAGAAGTTTTCATTGGTTTAACTTTGTCCCATATCATAGGTTTAGTACCATAGATAGTAGTAGAATGATTCCCTGTCTTTGCTTTGTCTAAGATAAAATCTAATCCTTTAGTTACATCTTGAATAGTCAAAGGAATACAGAAATAAAGCCCTTCACTACTAAGATTGACAGTATTAGGAATACGCCTAAGCCTATTGGTTTGTACGCCCGTTCTATCCAACGTAGGACAGTCAGTTGCCAATCTGGAAAAACTACTCTGGATGCTTCTGATATCATTTACGATGTTCCCCATTACTATCATATGAAACCCCTTTCCGCTAAAGTACATTTTAAAGACAATTTCTTCGTCTAATAAAATATTAATAACGTGTTTAAAGTCATTCCATGCTGATGTTAACGGTTCACCGTGAGCATCAAAATCTAAAAACATTCTGTCTTTAATGCAAGTAGAGTCAACCTTTGCTGTTTCAGCATATTCTTCAAAATCATATACTGTTGTATAGCAATTCATCTTACCATTGAATGAGTTAACCCAAACAAGAAACTCTTGTTTATTCCTCACTATCACTCGCTTCATTTGTGGAGCGTCCTTTAGATGACTGCCCGCCCAAACTTCTCTCGGAAACTTCATTTTTATCTACCTCATTTTTATTAAAAACTATTTTTGCTGATGATAATTCATCTTTAACAACATCAGCAACCATTACTCTTAGTTCTGCCATTATCGTTTTTGTGTATAATTCACCAAAGAACGTCATTTCTTCAGCAAAAACTTCTACATCCCATACTAATTTTAATTTATCTTTTGTAGGGATTCTATCATAGACAGTTTGAGTTAACGATTCAACTGTCTTTGATACATTTGCTATTTCTGTAAATGTCCAAACTCTTGTATTTAATTCATCTCTTACTATTTTTTCTATCATAACCATTCACTCTCCTGTGCAGCAGGACATATACTGTAATAACTACAATGTTGACATGTTCTGTAAAAATACTTTGCTTCAAAGTCCTTTCTTTCGTAAGCATATATCATTTTACATATACCATTCATTACAGCATTATAACTACTTTTCTTTACTGATTCTACATGTATGTAATTTGATGCAGGATAATACCAACCCCAATTAGTAATAGGTATATTACTATCAATATTAGCATTGGCTAAACTTTCATTAGTAGCATTTTCTATTAAAATCTTATAGAACGCCATCTCTTTTCTCATCATAGTTGTTTTGTAGTCTTTCCATGCACCAGTCTTCAACTCAAGTGGTATATATTTATCATCTTGAATAAACATTCTATCTACTATTCCTTGAAGATGTACGGTATAATCCCTTTCTAAAACGAACTTGGGGTTAAAGGCATGAGGTATGGTTATCTCAGCATCTAACATTGATTCATTTACAACAGGCAGATACTCATCTAGTTTATCCTCTTCCTTAGATTGAAGAAATCTATCTGCTTCAAAGGTTGAAATAATCTTATACATGTCATTATATCCATCTATCGGATGTAGGCTTAAATTATATTCTACCAATTCATCATAAGATAGATTTTCTGCTTTCTTTACATCAAACTCGTTAAAGAAATCTTCTCTGCTATTATGTACTGCTGTACCTTTTGCCATAGCCTCAGTTGATGCTTGAGGCAACCTATGAATATAGTTATACTCATATTTCTTAGGACACCATTGAAATGTACCGAAAGAAGATTTCGTTATCTTTAGTATAGGTTCGTTCATATCGTTATAGTTTTCTGGATACCATTTGTAGGTATACTCTCTTAATTCATCTGTCATTTTTATTACCACCATTCATCTAAGTTTGTTTGATTTACATCTTTTCTAATTAAAGATAAATCCCATCCCATTGCATTGTAAATCGGTTCTGCTTTTTTAATTATAGAATCTGAATAATGTCTATAATCAGGGGTATGATTCGGCATAGCATCCTTTGTAGGGGCTGCTATGTAAGTAGGTCTTTTGTGTACTCCTGTTATTGGGTTAATGTATTTGGTTCTCATAGGGTCATCTTGTACTCTAACATAGAAGTATGAATCTTCAATTGGATTTTGGAATGTTTGATTCCACCAAACTACTCCTTCAACTCCAGAACCAATAGTAGGTTGTTTACCTTCCATAGTTTTTAGGTTTAATTCTGAACCACATTTACCACAAAAGGATGTACTAAACTCTTTATGTCTTTCAAGAGCATCATTGATTGAATACTCTTTATTACAATCATTACATTTGTATTGAAATCTTTCAGGTCTAAATCTACTTCTGTTTGTGATTTCATCTGTTGATATATTACCATTCAATACTCTATTATATTCATCTTTAAGATATGCTGTGATGCTTTCTTCGCTCTCTCTATTAACCCAACGATTTAGAACTTCTAACTGTATGGTCTTTGCTAATGTAGTAACAGCCACTCTCTTAGCAGAAAAGCCTGTCATAACAAACTCATGTTCATCTAACCATTTACCGTCTTTCCAAGAAATCAAACCTGCATTTCTATTCTTAGTACAACCAACACCTAGAGTTTCATAATACTTTTCAAACTCTAAAGTTACAGGGTGTTCATCTAATTCAAGAAGATTAGGAAACATACTTCTAACATGATTGTTAAGTAATGCTAATGTTTCTTCTGCTCTTTCCATTGGCATCTGAACGTAAATAGAATCTGTGTGTCCATAAACTACTCTCATATTGAAAACTCCTTTACTTCTTTCTTAGTAAATAACTTAATTACTTTCTTCTTTTCATTCCATTTAGTTACAACCACAGAACCTTTTCTAGCACCATTTTCATAATGTGTTTCACCAACAACGGTAACAGGTATATATTGTTCTCTCCATACCATGTATCCAGAATGGCCTATATCATAATGAAAATCTTCTCTCCACTCCTTTATATTCATTTTCTCCACCTACTACTATTGAATCTACCAATTACAGTAGATATTTTACCTATTAAATAGATAGCGTATATTGCTATTCTTCGCCTCATTTACAATCACCACACTTATATCTTCTATCTAAGCCAAATGGATGTATTTTACCACACCATCTACATTGTCTTCTATTTCTCATTGTAATTCCCTCACTTTAAATGCAGCATATCTAATTGCTTCTCTAGCACTAGCAGTAATACTTGCAGCAATATCTACATCAGCCCAACCAAATCCTTGATATGCTGTAATACCATAGAATGAAGCCATCAGTCGTTTAACTGCCAATTGATTACTATTCCATTTAATTTGTTCATCTTTAGTTTCTGCTTGTCGCATCTTTGCTTTATATTCATCTCTTAGTTCTTTAAGTTCCAAAACTGCTTTCGGTAATAAACCAAGTTTATCTGTTTTGAAATAACGCATATCTTCTTTTGTAACATCACTGAAATCTCTTGGTGTTAATATATTAACAGCAAACTCTGTTGGTTCATTCGATTTAGTTTCCCAAGAAATATTTCTTGCTATCATCATTGATGGATACAGTTGTGCAAAATCAAATGCGGCAACTCCAATATGAAGTCCGTTTGTTCCTTCTGATAATGGGTCGTAAATCATTGCTCCTTCATAATTCACACGCTCACCTTTTTCTCCCGTAGGGGCTTTCCACCATGCGTTACGCATAAAGTATATCCCGCCCATATTACTTGCGTAGAAACACGCTTCAAAGGGTGCTTTTAGCAATCTTTGTAGGGCAATCACAGATTCAGAAGTATTCATTCTGTCATCTATCTGAACTAGCAATTCTACATCCACCTTAGCATAGTCAAGATATCTTTGAGTATCTTCTAACCATCCTCTTTGAAAGAAATCATTCTTGTCTGGGAACTTTTCACTAACTAATTTCTTAGTACCTAGAACTAATTCTGAAACATAATCCAATGCTAGTGAAGGTAATTGACCTCGTTGAGAATCATTCCATTGTCTTTCAAAGGCTAAGTCCAAATTAAGAACTAATCTTCCACGAATAGGTTGTTCTATTGGAGAATACTTCTCCACAACTTTTGATAGTTTAATTCCTTCACCTGATTTAAAATATACTCCTTTAACATCTTGATGTGGAGATATACAACGTGGGTCAATATGATTTGCGTTTAGTCTTTCTAGTAACTTAGGTAAATCGAACTTAGAACCGAACCATGAAATTAACATATCAGGGTCTTTATTCATAATATCATCAACAAATGCAGATAACATAGAATGTTCATTTTTGAAATATTCTAGATGTCCTTCAACAACTCGAACTTCGTTTGATGGAGTCCACCATAATACATTACATACACCTTCATAACTATCATAATATGAAATACAAGTAATTGCACCATCATGTTCTCCACCCTGTTGCCATTCTAAATCCCAATAAAACTTCCTAAGATTATATTCTGGCATGTCATGTATATTATCAATAGCATATCTGTACGAATATGCTACATCTGCCTCATAGGTTTTATCAAATAGATTCTTTAATGTTTTACCATAGAAAGGTTTGGGAGGAGACCATGTAACTTTAGTCAACTTTTTGTTTTCCAAAGAAACATAGTCCCCTTCGCTATAACTCACATCAATAGTAAAACTACTACCGTGTTCTTTAACAGTCATCTTCTTGATTTTATTAGCACTTTGCTCAACAAAGAAGTAAGGTGGTGCTTCATCATAAGACACTTCCTTCTCCATTCTATTATTATTCTCATCTCGCCATCTAAGGCTAATTAAATTATTTTTATCTACTGTGCTTATTATCATTTCAATCACTTCTAACGTATGGTGCTATCACCATCTTTCTATTATTACCAATTAACATAACAGGTAAATTGTTACCTGTTAATAATCGCATCTCATTGTTTGTACAAAACTTATCCAAAGGTGCAGAAAACGTAACGTTCGCTTCTGTATCATTAGATGTTAACAAAGACACTTCTACTTTACTAGTATCTGAACCACCACTACTTGATGACATTATTGTAAACTCATTTGTTCCGCCTTCATTATCAATAGTATAGGTTGCTGTACCTGATAGAGTACAGAACTTAATTGCATCTTTCAAATCATTACCCATAAATGACATATGGCAAGGCAATAAAGTCTTACCAAATATAGCATCGCTACCAACTTCATAATTAAAAGACATAATCATAGTAATTAGATTCATGTTAGTATGTTCTAACAGTCTTGGTAATTTAACTGTCTTAACTGACCCTTTAACTATTAATTCAGATTCTTTAATCTCTATGTTAAGATTATCACATTTAATGTTTTTAACATACTTCATTAATTTCTCTATATCAAATATAACCATTTCTTCTTTTAACGTAGGATTATACGCGATTGGTATCTTAACACTCAATGCTGTTTTATCGTTACCGTTTAGTAACTCTAACTCTTCACTTCTAATAACTGCTACGCAGGTATTACTGATAACATCAGTCTTAGAAGTAGTAGAGGACTTATATTTGCCTTTAAGCCAAATTGCCTCTACTGCTTCTATAAATGATTTAGTGCTTACTTGTATTACATTCATAGTTTTCCCTCTCGTAGTTCTTGAATACCGTTCCATTTGTTTTCACCATTAGTTGAAAATATAGTCCATTCATTTCCTACAAGGTCTGGGTTTGTTTTACTAGCATCTAGTTTAGCCACATAATTAGTTACATTAGGCTTAACTTCTTTTCTAATATGAATCATCTGAATGAACCTAGCAGGTGTTGATTTGTGCCAATCAGGTACATCACCAATAGGCGTAGGTACATTGATATTATCATATACAGGTTTCATGTGAGTAATTAAGAACCTATCACATTCCAAACTGCATACTAAATCCAATAGTCTATTATACACTCTATTTCTAATCTTCCAATCTAGTGTAGACACTCTAACTGAATCAGTAGCGTGAACAATAGTTCCTTCTTTGGTTTGTTGTTTTACTAGTAGTTCTCTCAACACATCACTAGAACCCTCAAATGCTTTGTCTACACCATCTAATACGAAGGTGCAAATGCTTCCTGGTTCTTCCTTTAATGTTTCTTTCGCAAGTTGACAGAAACTATTTGCATTGGTAAAGGTTGCTTCCCAATTAGTAGAACCATCAGGTCTAATTTCAATAGGGTCAAAGATAACAATATTCTCATCTCTATCCCAACAGGAATCCCATGTTGGTTCTGCACCTCTATCAAAATCTAAGATAAATATTTTCTTACCATCTTCTATTTGTTTTTCAGTTCTTGAGTCTAATACTAGACCTGTCTTTCCTGTCTTTGGGTTTCCTGTTATAGAACATAGAAGATGACTTCTATCTCTATCTAACCTTGCTTGTATTTGTTGAAGTATCTTTGCCTTTTGTATGGCAAAATAATCTTCTTCTTTTTGTTCTTTTGCTTCACCTTTTTTATCTGTTGTCCAATCCATTTTCATCACCTATTTTCATATTTATATTTTTTTGTGTCCATTCGTTTGTTATTTCTCTTACATCAGTCTCGCTGACCTTTAATCTTATTTCTTTACCAGAAGGTAAATGTAACTTTAACCAATATTCATTGGTGTCTTCATTTAACCTAAAGGTAAGAAACTCTACGGTATCTAGTTCCACTACGAAACTAGAACCATGTATTATTCCATTACTTATTCTAAACATATTATTTATTCCTTTATTTTAAGTGGGGGCTTTGCACCCCCTCGTTGGTCACTACTACCAATAAGATACAATCATACTTAGAACCAATCTAAGTCTTCTTCTTCAGCAGCCTCAAATGGTTCTGCTACAACACCCATATTATGGATGCATAGTATGCCACTAAGGTTCAAAGAAACTTCCCTGAAACTACCATCTTCATTTTTACCTTGTGAAGTTCTACCTACAACAAGAACATTAGAATTAATTCCAAAGTCTAAATCTAGGTGTGCAGGTATCCAACAAGTAGTACCTGCCCAAGAACCATCATAACTGTAATCAGAATTAACATCTGTGATAGTAATTCTACGGCTACCCATTCTGTTGGGTGTCATATTCATACTAGTTACAGTACCATCAGTAATAACAAATCTTTCAGCATAATTTCTACTAGAAACATTTGTGTGATACATACCTATATCAATCAATGGGCTATAATTATCAATAGCATGTTCCATTGTATAGTTCTGCATATCAGTAACAGTTGGTTCTGGTAATCTATCTTCTTCAGGTAAATCAGCATTCATCTTCAAACTATTTAGTGTACCGTCTTTGAACCCGTAGATTCTATTTGGGTTATTACTATCTTTGATTACTTCCATTGATAGAAGTTTAAAGGTTCTTGGTGTAAAGTCCTTAGCAGAACTTCCCTTATATGAGAAGTAATACAGATTACTTTCACCATCTACTTCACCCAAAAATACACCTTGCATTCTACTTTGGCTTGCAGGTAAAGGTTTACCATAGTTTGCATTCTTTCTTTCACCATATGCACGAATGTTATCTAATGGGATAACCCATTGATTAACTTCAATCTCATGGTGGTTCTCTGGTAGTGAAGGTAGGTTCTTATCTTGTTGAGAACCTTCATACATTCTTGAAATCAAGTATGTACCATCATCGTTCAAATATGCTTTAGCAACTCTACCATTGGTAAAAGTACCAGTAGGGTCTCGCTTATATTCTGCTACTATTTGTTCGTTAAGTCTAGCACCCATATCCATAGGTTCGTTAACTGAGATGAAGTATCCTACTGCATCTTTAATCAAACTGTTGCTGCTTCTTGTTGTTTCTTGTTGAGGTGCATCTTTGTATTGGTATGCTCCACTGAACCATTGCCTGAATAATGAACGTGCTAATAGCATATCATTAACAGGGTCGAGGTTGTTAGCATCACATATTTCCATATACTTCGCTTCTACCTCACTTACTTCCTTCTGCAACATTTCTGCTGCCTTATTTATTTCATTTCTTATTTTTTCTTCCATTTTTATTACTTCCTTTTTTTCTTTCAAGCCATTTCTTTTTATTCTTTTTATACGATTCCCAACTCTGGCTCATTTCATTGTTCCTCGTTATATATACGCATCTCTACTTTACCATCCTTTGCAGATAGTGTAAGGTGTGCGAATGCGTATGTTTCTTCATCTAAATAAAATCTAACTAATGTATCACCATCAGCAGAATGTATTTTGATATCTTCACACCTTATGCTATATACTGCATAGTCTTTACCACCTGGATAAACAGGTTCTTCTGTTTTTTTCATTTCATCATTATAGAATGCATCTGCATCCATTTCATTTTCAATCATTTTTTTTCCTCCTTTCGTGTATGATTTCTAATACTGCTTCTGCTGAAATGACAATTCCTGCCAAAACCCAGAACGTATCAGAATCTACTTCTATTACTCCCATTGAGTTTAGTATAGGCAATATAATTAATGCCATACCTCCCAATAGAATTATTTCATACCTTAACATAAGGTGTTTGAAATCTTCTTTGTCTACTTTACCATCATTGTTAAAATCAAATATTTTCTTCATTTTCTTTTCCTCCTAATAATACGGTTTATCTCTATTAACCCACCAATACAATATGACACTAAATATAAATAATACTCCAATATCCATTATATCATCTGCCCTATCATCCAAGAAGATAATATCTTTGGTGTCATATTATTACTTCTCCATTCAGCCTCACCAATAACTCGCAAAAACTTAAACTTATGATTTGTTTCAAGTTCCATATCAATCACCGTTTCATGTAAGTTTTGACAAATTGTTTTCATATCTACCGATAAGTACACTAGGTTATGCATTTTATTGAGTGCTTTATTGTAATCTTTATTTAGAACATGTTGCATTATTTCTTTGTAAGGCTTCTGTGTTCTGTCTATTAGTATTTTTAATGGCGTGTTGCTGTTAATCGAGGCTTGTAATTCAGTAAGCCCCCTGCGTATATCACCCTGCAATCCACTAATAAAGGTGTCGAAATCTGCCGAATCTGGCATATTTTTACCTTCCATTTCTAAAACTTTTGTCAATATAAGTTTTATATCCGAGTCAGATAACGCAGTAAAGTGATAATTAGCACACCTTGATTGTAGAGGAGGTATTATCTTATGTCTATGATTACAGGTAATAATAAATCTACAATTATGACTGTATCTTTCCATCACTCTTTTTAATGCATTTTGAGCATCGGGAGTCATACCATCCATTTCGTCAAGCAATATGATTTTGTGTGGTACATCACCTATTTTCATAGACATTGCTATATCTTTTATTGTTGTTCTAACAACCTCTAGTTTTCTATCATCCGATGCATTAATCTCAAAGAAGTTTGATTCCTTGTGTGGATATAATATCTTACCTGCAAGCACATGGGCTGCGGCAGTTTTTCCTACACCTGCTACACCGTACAAAATAAGATTGGGCATACCACGTTTTTTCCAATGTACTGCGTCAGCAACAAACTTATCTTGTCCTATTATTTCATTAAGTATTTTAGGTCTATATTTTTCTGTCCATAACATTTTTATTTCTCCTAATTTCTATTTCTTTCATTTTTATATTGTAATGGTTATTAGGCCACCATTCAGGCTCTTGTGTTTTCCATTCAGCAAACCACCACTTATCTTCAATGTAGTAGTTGCGATATTTTTCTACGGTTGACATATCATCAAAACCGTCTAGTTTTCTACAATTCATTTCTGGGCTTATAGCAACAACAAATGGTGTAAGTCCTTTATCTTGTAGTACACTCAATACATCTTGCCATGTATCTGCATAATCTTCTAGGGTAGTTTCTACTTTGTGTTTCTTACCATAACGCACAGTATATTCAGCACACAATGCTGCTGTATGTTCTAGTAAAAAGGTAAAGTTTTGCTTACTTAGTCTAGCCCATATAGTACAAGGGTGATTTAACATTACTGGTCTATATGGACTATCGAAACCTAAATGGTCTGCAATGGTTGAAAGCATTTGCATACTTTCAGTTGGCATTTTTACTACGTGCTTGTTTATCATAAGTTTAGCACATTCTGTTGGGTTTTCATCTAAAATAAATATATTCATTGTTTTTTCCTCCTAACTGGTATTCCATCAAATACCCAATCTCCTTCACCGAGACTTGTGAACATACCTGTATGTCTTAGTAACATAGGTAGTTGTCTACTATCAGTTTGGGTTTGTTTATGGGGTCTATTTGTTCCTGCTGCCTTTCTAGTGTTAAGAAAAACAACGCAATCTGTAATGTGAAAATGCTCACCTTCTTTCAAAGTATCAGCAAACTCATGTATTGCTATTATGCGATAGATGTTTTTATTATGACCTGCCATTAAAAATCACCTAAAGTTAATTGTGAAGTGTCCGTCTTCACTATTTTTTTCTTAGTAGTTATGCCTACTTTTACTCTGTCAATTTTATTGAGATTAGAATATATATAATTCTGAAACTCATCATCTTGTTTTAGTAAATCAATTAAATCATATTCTGATTTTCTTAGTCCTATCTTTCTACATATACTTGGTCTTTTATCGTATAATCTTCTTTTAGGAAAGTTAATCTTTCCAGAGAAATAACCGTCATGTGAATAACCTAGTATCTCATATAGATAATCACTAGACCATTTTCTTTTAATCTTAGCATCAATGTAAGATATCTTAGATATACCAACTACATCTTGTAGCCAAGTAAGAATCTGTTCATCAAACGGCTTGTTATGTTTAAGATGTTTAACAACCATGTTTCTATCTCTGTTCTTAGCGAAATCATATGTTAAATCAAATATGCTTTTATCTAATTGATGAACATCTGGGGCTATATTTTTACAACCAGAAGAAAGCAGTTGCTCTCTTGCATGGTTTTTACTACCTGCCCTTTTTAGTTTACACATATTAAATAATGCTTTAGGGACATCCTTTTGATTTAACGATGTTAAAACTATCTTTCCTTTATATTCTAATAGAGTCTTTGTTATCAACTCTATGTTAGGTTTAAAGTGAACCTCTTCAATTAATATTCCTCTATCTCTAGGAATACTAAAGTTATCATCTATGTCATATTCGTCTGCATACAATATGATAGGGTTATCAGGTAGTAACTCCAACGCTTTGGTTGTTTTACCTGTACCTGTTTTACCCACTATCAATATTGCTCTATTTGTATTTATATTAATCATTTTTATTCCTCATTGCCATAATGTCTGTATATTCAGCACCACAGTTCGGACATTCAATTTCCAAAAAGAAACATTTAGTTCCATTTGGTTCTAAAGAAACATTAGTAGAGAATATAATATATCTAAAATTACATTCTTTACATCCATCTTTCAATGTATGTTCTACTGATTTCTCTAATAAAGAAATGTCCTCAGAAGTAAAGTCCATCATATCTCTCCTTTGATTTTAAAGATTTTATCTAATCCTTCAAGAGTATGATGTTCTCCCTTATCTACTATTATTGCTATCTTTCTAAAATTAAACCAATCACCTTTAGCGTCTGGTAAATGATGAGGTACTAAGACAATTGTTTTATTTATATTGTCTTTACCACTTATAGTTAAGATAGGTCTTGGTCTACTTCTATGTTCTTGTTCTTTAACTTTACATTCTATACCTTTTTGTAAGAAAGTCCTTTGAATAGATAGTAAAAAGTCTAGGTTTCCACGAATGTTTATTCTCATTCTAACCCTATATCCTATTTGAATACTATCAGAACGTGAGATATGCACTTCTGGTTTAGCAATAGATAGAAGCACACCTTGTAGTTGATTCGTACTAAACATAACTATCACTACTCTTTGTTACTTTGGATTCTATCAAAGCATGTCTTACTCTTATTGTAGTAAGACCATCTGAAATATATTCAGACATTGCATTTAACTCTTTTATAATAACCTTAGATGATTCATGGGGAAACATAAATGCTATTTTCCAACCTCTGTGAACTTGGAGCATTCGTGCTGTTTCTTCATCTATTTTTGATAGGTTGACAAACCACTTACCATCATACATAGATGAGATTCCTTTCTCTAAGACTAATAAATCTCGTTTTCCAGGTTGTGCATAAAACATGAAAGATATTACACTAACAGTTTCATATTTTTCAAGCAGCGAATCTAAATTAGTGTCTAAATCTTCAATCATTTCTTTCCCTCAAATATAATTTATATTCCTTTGCTGCTTCTACATGGTCTGGCCAATAACCATAACCTTGATACATACTTAAATTGAATCCATACCAATGAGCAGAAGTTATTCTTTTATGTCCTAACTCTTTAGCATTCTTCTCAGCACAAATCGCTAATTGTGAAACGAAAGTTTCTAATTGTTCAGCAACGAAATAAGCCAAATCATGTGAGACAGGCAAATCTACTTCTTCCTTTATCACTTTCATAAAATGAAATCGAGTCATTTTCTTTCGGTTCATAGGTGGAGGCTTAGGAATTACCAATTGATTATTTTCATCAACATAGGGTACTAATTTCACATCCATTTTCTTGTAGCGACCCCGCTTATCTTCCCCGACCCTCTGTAAAAACGCCACGCTACCTTCGATTTTTACACAATTATAAGGTAATGCTTCAATCAATGTCATCTGTCCTTCTTTAATCATTACATCATCTCTCTAACTGTATTTATCGTGTCAATGTCGGCAGGATACTTATCATGTCTTACTCTCATACTTCTTGGAAATCTTAAACCAATGTTACCATCAGAATCATTTGTTACTAAATCACTAGTAACTTGTAAAACAATTCTAGGTAGAAAAAAGTATGTGTCATTATCATATCTATCAATGCTTTTTCTAAGTTCATTAGTTAACAATACAAGTTCATCATCAGAGAAACCTGTACCTACTTTACCAACGTTAACATAATCAGAACCATCTTTAACGGATATACCAAAAGAAGAAAATACATGTGTTCTATTACCCTTACCGTAATGACCCGATGTTATCACTACATCTAATTCAATACGTGGAGGTTTATACTTTAACCATCCCTTACTTCTTTTACCTGCATCATATGCCATAGAATTATCTTTAATCATTATACCTTCATAGCCCCAATCAATTGCTTTGTTATAAGCAGACATAATAGTGTCATCTTCAAATATATGAGTTTGATATTCCTTTGGTACTATTTCTTTTAAAGTAACTATTCTGTTTCTCAATGGTTCTTCTAACAATGTATTACCATTGTAATATAATACATCAAAAACTGCAAGATTAACAGGACACTCTTGAACTGCTTCAGTCTTATTTTTCTTATGTACTCTTTTACCTAACATCTTATGTTCAGCAGGTGTACCATCTCTATTAATAGGGTATATTTCAGTATCTAGTATCATGTTACCCTCAAACCCTTTGATGATTTCAACTACATCGGGATATTGGTCTGTTGCTAACTTACCTTTACGGTTAAAGATAACAACATGGTCATAGTTCTTATGAATGATATATCTATTACCATCATATTTGATATCAATCATATAATCATCAGGCTTCTCATTTCCTTTCCTAGCCTTCGCTAACATAGGCAATACGAACTGTCCATGTACTAATTTACATTCTGGAGTGTTACCTGCTTCTAAATCTAAACATATTTGATATAGTGAATTATATTGTCTGTATTTACTTAATTCGGAAATCCTTCTCATATAATGCCTTGCTAATGCTTTTTTAGGAACAGTAGTATGTACACCATTTCTAGGCTTGTGTAACCAATACCTTAGAAACCATTTCTTTTCTCTAGCACTCATTGATGTTAATGCTTCAGAAAATAACTCATATGAATTACTATTAATTCTTGAACAGTCAAGATTTAGTAACCTATGAAACTGTTGAATTGTAATTGAAGAATCTACTTCATTACCTTCATCCATTTCATAAACTGCTTCACCTATATCGCCCCATGTCTTGATGTATTCGTCTAACTCATCATCAAACACTTCTAACGCCTTAGCAACCCAAGTCTTTGCTCTAGTTTCACCTATATTGTTAATAGGATAATCTAGTGCTAGAATCTTTATCACTAATGCTTTATCACTAAAGGCACTCAACGAACTATTCAAAATCTCTACTTGTTCTGTTGGTGTACTTCCTTCTAATCTTTCATTCATTCTTGAAAATATACTTAATGTCATTATCATCTACCTCTATATTATTTTTAATTATTTCATTTGCCCATGCTATACTAACATGGTATCTATTAATGGCCTTATCGCCACTCTGCTCAAACTCATGTTGAATTGATTCACACAATGCGTTTAATTTTACTTCCATTATCTTACTCATTAGTTCGTAAACACCGTCACGTACATGAGTCTTTGAAGGAAGTTTTTGCTTAAACTTCTCTTTCAGTTTCCTTTGACTCACTACCATATTCACCAACTACCTTATGCAAAGCCCTTAGTAATGTCTTTGCTTCTTCCATATTTACTCTTAGTCCTTTACGTGTAATAGAACCATTGTTATACCAACGCATATCTACCACATCTATTTTCCAATATTCGCCCGTTTTAACTACTAACTCTTGTGTAGCACTACGGGGTATTCTTGCTATTATCTTTTCATTATTCATATTATCATCCATTTGTTTTAAAATCTTTTAATTCTTTATTATTGTAAAAGTATCTAGGTGAAGCGAACTCATCTAACCTATTGGCTATCCAAACTGCTCCACCTAGACTACTAATTTGAACAATCTCATATTGTCCAACGCCACCATCTTCTGCTTTATCTATAATCTCAAGAGTATTAACTTCGGGTACTAACCCTGTTACTCTTGTTAATTCAGATGCAATAACACTAAGGTTATCTGAAACATACTTGATAATGTGGCCTCTTTGAATTGGTACTTTAGCATCTACTGTAATCAATAATTTTCCTTCAAACTCACATACTTTACAACCATTGCCCTTTCTACCTTCTTCTATCGAACAGATAGGACAAGGCACTTCAGCAGGTAAAGGTGCGGGAAATCTTATTGTTACAGCATTTTGCTTCATTCTCTACCATCCCAAACCCTGTAAACAACTTCATATTCTACTGTAACATCGAATGGGAATGCAGCGAAGTGCAAATCAACATTACCAAAATCAGGTGCTAAACCATTCTGCATGTATATACCATTCTGTACAAAATAACCTTTCATATTAAAAGTATAATTATTGAACTTAACAGTATTATTAATAACTTCAAAACTTAAATGAGTTGCTGAATAATTAAAATCACTAACTTCAACTAAACCATAAGTAGTATTAGTTTCAATAGTAATTAATGGTGCATACAATAATGAAGTGTTATTATCTACACTAGTTAATGTAAAGTTACCATTTAACTTTAGCCATGCTTTCTGGGGTGCGTCATCTTCACTATAAACATCATCGGGGTCTGGTATTGCATCAGCACAACCTGCTAATAACGTACAAACCATAAGTAATGCCATCATTTTAGTTCTCATTCTTCATCATCTCCTATTTCATTATCCCAACTATACTGAGTATATTCGTGATAGTTATTACCATCAGCGTCATACCTGAAGTACACGCTTTGCTTCTCACCATTACCTATAACAGTAGCGGAATCAAGGAATCTTTCATACATGCCTAATGTATTCATATCAGTACCACTCCAGAATGCTGCTCCAAATGGATGTGTATGAATCCATTCTTTCAAAGGGAACTTCATACCTGCAAGACCTTCTTCTTGCCCACCAAAGGTAACATAACCTGGATTTCCAGCACTAATATGACACTTATCATTACCATCAATTACTACCTGAATCTCTCTAGGTTTATCGAAAGCAGTTATAGACATATCCCATATTGTTTTATGGAAATTATCTATTGTTTTCTTGAGTTGAGACCTGTGTATTAAACATACATCTTCATATCTAGATTCTATTATTCTTTTCCAATCAGGAATCACTTCTTCAAAGTCATCTCCTCTATAATCAATCAGATTAGTTCTGCCCTCTTCATTCATTTCTTTACCGTGTATCATAGTAATGAACTCCATACATAATATGCCATACCTACACTTGCTATTCCTAGTAATGCTAGTCTAAGAGCATAGTTTGATTCCTTAGCATCCGTTGATGAATTAGGTGCGACAGTATCTACCGCATTACTAATTTGTTCTTCTTTCAACTCTTCTCTAACTTCTTTTAATTTACCATTAGTCGCTGATAGTTCCGCTTCACTCTGCTCAATTATTTCAGATATCTTTTCACTAATTTCTTGTGCTGCTTGATGAGGAGTAATTGTTTCTTTAATTTCTCCAACTACTTCTTCTTTCATTTGTTGAACCTTTTCAACATAAGCATCACCTGTCAAATCCTTTGCAGGAGTTTCTTTAATCAACTTACGATACCTTGCAGCACAGGCTGCTTTACTTCTACCAAGTTCATCTGCTATGGAGTCTCTATGCTCCTTAACAGACCAACCTTGTACTATTTTTTCTTCTTCATCTTTTGTCCATTTTGCCATAATAATCACCTATATGTTTACTATAATTTTGTCCTTCACTTCTTCACCATTAAACCAACGTTGCATCCATTGTGCCCCATATCCAGCAATCGCTACGTGAGTAAAGTGTAAATCCTCAGTATTTAAGGATTCATTAAAGTTCTCTCCTTGACAGGAGAAAGAACCTTCTGGGCCATTTAGTAGAGTTTCACTAAAACCACTATCTGCAAGATAACTAATTAACGCACCATTTCTACCCTGTGCCCTTAAGTCTAACCATGCCTGTTTACAATCCTCACCAAAACCAAGAGAGTACAGTAATTTTCTAACTGCTAAGTTATCTGCACAACATACAATTAAATCAAAACCATCTAACTGTTTCTTGGTTAAGATGGGATATGATTTACCCCAATTTAAACCAACATCCATTGCATGATTAAGACAAGTAGTGTTAAGTCTCATTGCAGTTACCTTATCTAAACCGATATCACCATGTTTAAAGTTTTGATAACTGATGTTTTTCAAATCAACAGTATCAGGGTCGTGCATGTGAATCTCATACAACCCTGTCCTATGAAGAAGTGGTGTAAGGAAACTCCCTATACCTCCAACTCCAATTACTAGCACTTTTCTTTTCTTCATTATATTCATTTTAATATTCCTCCATTTCTTATTCCAGAGACAAACTCTTCCACAGTCATATTCTTAAGATTAGACTTATTGATATTTAACATAGGAAAAACTTTTTTGGAAACTAAACGTTGTGCAACTGCTGAACAGTTACAAACGTCACATATTTCCTGTTGGGTAAACTCTGGCTTACCCTCTTCACGCAATATAGAAGTCATCCATATTCCTGTCGCCATATAACTTCTTGAGAAGTGTACATCATTGGCAGTTACTAATTGATGTAGATACTCTACAACCGACCTACAATCACTAGTGAACTCTCTACTAGCATTCAAGTCATTACATACTCTATCAATCCAAGATGATATAGGCATGTTTTGTAATATGTGAGATTTACCTAAGAATCTAGCAAAGTGTCTAGCACATTTAGAAACCTTATGGGCATCTTCATTATTTCTATCAGCAATTTCACTTATACTAATAGGTATTCCATATTCTCTTAGAGATATAATTACAACACTACATGCCCTTAGAGTTAATGGAACTCCTGTAAACTTATTGTTAAGATACAGTTTACGATAATAACCGTGAACACTATCTTTCAAACTAGCATTAGGTAAATATGGTGAGAGTACCATATTACACTCTAACAGTCCTTTATTGATTGAAACATTCTTTTTATCTCTAAACCTCATCTGAGTTCTTTTAAGAGATGATAGAACTTTATTATTGGTTTTTCCTTCACCGATAAAAGAACCTAATGTTTTATCTGCTTCTTTAAGATAAATACCACTACCAAGATTATAGTGATGGTCTGTTGTTACTATGGTCTTACTAGTTTCTTCAAATATATTTGATACTTGAACATACCCACAATTAATACAGACATGTTCTCCCAATCTATCATCAATCTCAAAATCTAATCCTTCACATTCACTACACTTCAAAGATGCTCCCTCCAATTATATGTTTCTTCATCTATCTCTGGTATTGGTATTGGATACCTACTCTCCTTTTCACCAGATAAAACATCTTCATCTATGTGTCTACTAATAGTATGAACAAGTTTTACAGTTAGGCTATCATTCAATAAAGCCAATGCTCTTGCTGCAAACTGGTCTCCTAAACTAGAGTTAGAATGGATATTATCAATACATATTGAACCACTCCATTTATTTTCACTAGCCTTCCAAACATATACAGCAACTTTCTGAGTCGCACTACTATTTCTTCTGTCGAATAAAGCCCAATCACACATTTTTCCAGAAACCAACATAACCTTTTTACTTATTTCTCCATCCTTTACATCAAATAGATTAATCCTGTCTGGATATTTAACAACTAAACTTTCCATTAATTCTTTTGCTCTATTTTCTACTAAGTCTTTAGTTCTATTTTGAACTAGAAACTCTTTCATTAAATCTAATTGAGCATCAGTCGGTTCTTCACCCATACATCTAGTCCAAAGAGTTCTAGGGGAGCAATTCTTCCATCTACTAGACCTTTTATGACCGAGATAAAATGTATTAATCATTGTATCTAAATCACTAACTTCTAGGCTACCCCATATACCATCAGATACTTCTATTGCTACTTCACTAGTTCCTATTAATTGAGTATTTAATCTACAATCTACTTTGGCTCTTGTTGACATATCGAAGAAAAAATAAGGTAATCTATTTTCCAAGACATATGTTATGTTCTCTGGCAATTCTAACATACCCATGAGATAAGTAAGAAGTTTAACACCATCTTTTTCTGAACATGCTCTAAATAAGTAGCGTGATACAGAATACAAAAGATTGTTCTTCTTAACTCTTTGATTCATCAACTTGTAATATGTTTTACCTTTCTCAATTAAGATTACTCCCATTGGATTATGTTCAGGTAAAACTATTGCTAATTTATATGTTTCAGGTGCTTTCCACCAACCTCTTCTAGTACCAAGACCTAATATGTATTGAAGAATACCTTTTGCTTCTACTATAAGAGGCTCGCCTTTATGGTATCCGCCTACATGTTTTACAGATATGCAGATGGTAGATTCCCTAACAATATCGCCATTGTGATTAGGAAACGCTCTATTAGTAACTACGTTATGTGCCCCTCCAAGATGTTGAGGATTGACAGTTCTATTGTAGTCGCTATTCAACATATTAATGGGATAAGTAGAATACAATTTGCATTTAGTTTCAACATATTGAGTCCTGTCATCAGAAGGAATATAAAATCTCACAATTAAATTGTATTTATTTTCATATGCATTTTCAAAACTATCTAAATTACTCATTATCACCATCTCTTTTATTGGTTATATATTGGTAATCACAACCTACTGATATAGCATAAACCAAAACAATATCTTTCTTTAATCTAGCAAATTGTCTCCAAGAATAATAGTCCTTACCTATCTTGGGTCTTTCTAATCCATTACCACGCCTTCTACCAAAACCATCTGCTTTGGTTCTCTTCCTATTATTTTCTCTCAGATATTGCTTTAACGCCTTTATTATATCTGATTTGTGAATACTATTATATTCGATTTTTATTTCTTTCTTTTCATTTTCATTTTCTTCTTGCATTTTAATTCCTCGTTAAAATCAACCTCTACAAATTGTACATCTTTAATGTAGTAACCATTGTCTAAGATTGCAGTAAACTTGTTCATTGGTACGATACTAACAAACTCAAGTTCTAATCTCTTTCTTCTTTCATTGTACCTGTATTTCCAGATTATATGTTTATTTCTCCATTTGGTACATTGAAACTTATTCCTCTTAGCCTTATTTTCTATATGGGCTGCTATCTTCAACACATCTTCTATTTCTGCATCTGGAACTCTCTCCATCAACCTTTCAATAAAGTGAGGTGTAAATACAGCCCAAAAGAAATGGAAACCATCTGCTTTGATTACTTTGTGATGTTCTGCATCAAACGGTTTGAACTCCGTACCGCAAGCCTGACAAATTAGTTTGCCTTTCATATTCAAATTAAACTTATTACTTCCACATTTACAATCACTAAACTTCATTTTTATTCGCCTCTATATATTCTGATAATTCATATATTTCTATTATTTTTTCTTTTACAAGCAGAGCGTTGCTTTCCATCAAATCAGATTTCATAATCATTATTCCTAATGCAATAAAAAATCTTTTTAGATACCATCTCTGAGATGTTTTGGTGGAGTTATATTCACCAACCTTTTTCAGTTCATTCAACTTCTCTAAGTAAACTGTTGCTATATGAGAAGCATCAAAGCAAGTCCAACCATATCGGGATACGGGAGTTATGGAGGTTGCACCCTCCAAAAACTCAACCATATATTTTTCCATAATAGATGCTTTATCTATCGTGTCAACTAAATCACATACGTGTTTATATTTCACATACACCACCCGCACAAGCAGGGTCAACACCGAAATTACTGTCATCGTCATATTCCATTATCTTAGTTAAATCAACTTCTTTCAAAACATCTAACATTCTATCATATGTTTCTTTATCACATGATTCAAAAGGTGCTTGAACATACACACTCTCATCATTAGGGAAACAAGATAATCCATTGTAGAAATGTCTGTTGTTCCACATCCATTCACCTACCTCGAACCATTTATCTTTATCAATGTAAACTGTTGCAGATACATTGTGAGTATTTTGTCCATTGTTGTGTCCATGCTTGACCCAACCAACGGATGTTTCCTTTACTCTTTCTAAGAAATCAAATGTACTTTCATTTCTTTTAATTAACGCACCTTCGGGTGCTTTCTGTGGTATCTCTATAATCCTACCATCTGGATTGAACTCATCATCTACAATAAGTTCTGGATGGTTTTGTGTTAGATAATCACATATTGCTTCTGTCTTACCTACTCTTATTCTTCTAATGTAATACTCATCGTGCCAAGCGTGAATACCTGATGATGAACCTAGAACCATAGAAGCAGTCCCAGATGGCTTAACACAAGTTACTCTTGATGCTGCATTTATCCCCAACATAGCAGCCCACTTAGCATTGACATCCTTAGCCATTAGAGCCGTTCCTGTAACGTCTAATCCCTTCAACCTATTAGATGCTAGTCCAGTCATTGAAACGCCTAGTAACGCATCTTTTTCAGTAGTGGTTCTCCATATATCTCTAAGGTAATGGAAGTCTGTATAGGTGGCTTGCATTGTACCCAATATAGTCGCTGCTCTAACTCTATTTTCTAAATCTTCTTGGTCTTCAACAGTAGAACTATTTACTTCGGTCAAATTACAAAATTGATAGGGTCTAAGAGCAATCTCACAACAAGGATTCGTTCCCCAATCTTTGTCGTTTGTTAGGTATATTCCTGGCTCACCAGAACCACCTGCTTCTACACGTTCCCACAATCCTTTGAAGAAAGATTTAGTTACTCTATGTCTTAGTAAAACAGCAGAATTATTCGCTCTAAATCTTTGTGAATTATCAACATAGAAATCACCTGCTTTACAGTTAATCATATGTTGGTCATCAGCACTAAATAAACTGATTAATGCTGCTCGTCTATTACCACCTGCTGTAACAGCATCAGCAATATGACACATAATATCGTGACATTCTAGAGTTGTTAATCTTTCACCAGTATTCTTTGATTGAAGTATTCCTTCAACTTTAACCATACATTCACGCAATGGTGTTGCTCCTGGTGCTTTTCCACCTCTTGTTTTTAATCTAGTTCCTTTAGGTCTAATATCATCATAGATGAATCTTGGAGTTTGACTTAACTCACCTGTATAAGAACGGAATAGTTCTTTTACTGCATCAGCCCATCCAATTATAGAATCTTGAATTACAATCTTTCTAGTTCTATTCTTGTTTGGCAATACAATTTCTGGTAGTTGTTCTACATGATGTCTTTGAACAGAATAACCTACACCTGTTCCATTCATCAATAAAAACATACATTCGTGAAAACATTCTACTGAATCAACTGGCATGTATGCACAATTGTAGATAGAATTAGGGGATACTTCTATTGCCTTACCTGCATATTGCATTGAACGCATAGATGGAAGTATCTTGAATGTTCTAACGTAATTATTGTAAACATCTTTTAATTCTTCTTTCATTGCTCTTTTGCTTTCATCGCTACCATCAATAGAATCAATTTTTCTTAAGTGCATATCTAAGTTTCTGTCTACTATTTCATCCCAAGTTTCCTTTCTATATTCATGTGGAAGCCATTTAGCATACTTCATGTAAACCGTGATATCACTCATAATTTTGCTTGCTCTATTGTCATCGTCATCATCTTTTACTATACTTTTAAGTTCGTTCATTTTAACACCTTATTGCTTTTCTATACGGCATCTCTGCTAGATTGGTGAATGCCGCACACCATTGACCGTTCTTTTTAACAGTCCATTGCTTCTCTACTTTGATATCCCAATCTGGGAAAGTATCGAATGCTTTATTTCCATATTTATCATATAACTCAGAAAAGTCTGTGTAAGTCTTTCCTTTGTATTCTATTTCCATTTTGCCATCACATACGATAACAGCCTTTTTGCTGATAGCGAATACATGACCAGTAGGATAAAAGTCTGCTCTAACAACAGCCATATCCTTGTGAATCAAAAAATCATTCTTAGCATTCCAACCAAATATATTCATTATATTTAGGAATGCATTTTTATCTATAAAATTAACATTGTCTTTAATCATATTAATACCCCAATGGGTGAGGGTGGGTAGTGAAGGCTTCATCTTACCCAACCCTCGAATAACTCACTTACTGAGTTCCGCCAACTATTGCTGGAATTAGGTCTACTGAAGTTACAGTATCCCAACTTACTTCTGATATCATTTCTCTTGATGTCAGTTCACCGTCAATGATTACCCAATGAGATGGGTGGTCATTAATTTGGTCTATCACCTGTGAACTAGTTTGGTTAACTAATTCAGTATGTCCAGATTCATTCATTATTGTCAATAACATTTTTATTCCTCAATTATTCTGTGTTTGCCTTGCTTCTAAAAGCCTTGCAGTTAACAAGTTAATAGTTTCTTCATACCTAGCGGCTAGAACGGTTAAGTTCTGATTCGCATTTAACAAGTTCTGGTAGCCTTCACTTACCTGAACAAGATTGCTTGTCAATTCCTCATTCTTTTCACTAAGTAGTTTTACGTCATTTTCTAGTTCCTTTTTACTTCTTCCTTTTTCAGTCATTTAATTTACCTCCAATTTCCTTTCAGTTTTTTTATTTGCTCACTTGCTTGTTGTTTAGTAAGTTCGTCTATATCCCCCTCATATCCTAACCTTACTAAAAACTGCTTTTGCTTGTGAGTTGCCATTACCTTTCTGCTATCTCCATCTAATATATTCCAAAGAGTGGAGATTTGAGTTTCAGTTAGCGTGTGTCCTCTGAGCATTAAGTTCTTGACATTATTTAAGAAGTTTTCCTCCCAAGAGTTACTTCCTTGTTCTTTAACGAAAGGTTTTACACCATAAAAGTCGCATACGTTTCTAAAATGTTCTGAAAATTGTATGTTCTCTACTTCTTCAGCAACTTTTAATCTTCTTTTTATTTGCTGTTGTTTAATGGTTAACTGATTTTCATCATGTTTTTCTAAAACCTTTTTTCTTCTTTCAATAAAATCATCCTCTTTTTTGACAATTGCTTCAGCCTTATCTACATTAAAATAGAACATTAGTAGGTCATTCCATAGTTTTTCATTAGGATAACCTCTAGTTTCTATCTGTCTTTTAGCGTTCTCAGGATGATTCCATCTCCAAACAATGCTAGGCATTTTATATTCTGGTTCACCAAATTGGCCAGAGGATACCTTTCTAATATAGGTTCTATCTCTATACATTTTAAGACCTGAATCGAAATACCTTTTACCGTCCTTTCTAACATTAACACGTAAATCTAAGTCTTTTATTCTATCGAAGTATTCTGAAAACTGTTCACCATTTTCTCTCCACCATGCCTTTTTCTTTAGTGTCTCAACTCTAACAGTAATCCATTCTTCAATCATTTCATCAGTTATCATTTCATCAGTAAGTGATGGATTTTCTTCTTTGATTGCTCTAAAGATTAAATAAGAATTAATATGGTCTGAACCAACACATTCTCTTACACCATTTTCCGTGTTAAGAATCTCAAAGTGATAAACTATGTCATGTCCACAAAGACATTTTCGTGAATGTTTAGCAGCCCAATCTGGCATAGCAGATAATCCACTCCACCACACTTCTCCAGTAGCAATCCATTCGTGTTTTGCTTCATCATAGTTATCAGCAACAGATAATTCAACCATATTGTGTATGAGTTTCTTATCCCATCTACCTGTTCCTAATTCTCTTCTAGTCATCTCATCACCACAGGTCTACATCTTCCCAATTCTTCATCATAATATTTGTACTCAGGTAATTCAGTATTACAACAAGGACACATCATTCTTCTTCGCCTTCCACTTCTTCAAGCATAAGGTAAGCGAGTTGATACAATGTGTCTTTCTTGTCAGCAGAAAGATTGTGTTTCCCCATTATGTTATGTAGGGTTTTCCTATCTTCTTCACTAACTCTTCTTGCTATTTCCTTTATCAATTCGTAATCGTAATTCATTCTTCCTCACCGATTCCTAATATTTTCATTCTTCTAATTTTATATTCTTCTTTAGTTCCGTCTAAGTGTTCTTGGTACTCTACACCATTCACAACTCTACGGTATTGATTTCTTGTGCATTCAAATCTTCTAAGATAATAATTATCGCTCATTCTTCCTCACCCATGTAATAGTCTATTCTTCTTAGCACCATCTCAAGAACTTCAATCCAAGTATTAACGTCATAATCCCAATCATCGTTGATTGACCTTGCTATCTCCGTGTTTAGTGTTGCTTGCATTTCATCTCGTAGTTTCTTCATTGTCATTCAATCACCACCTTTTCATTGCATGCTCTACACATGTCTTTATTTCTGCTTATTATTTTTCCACATTCGCATT